TACGACCGACCGCCGTCGGTAGGGTTATCGTAAAGCCCGCCGACGTTGTATCGCATAGTACGACGTGATCGGTCGCCGTCGCCGTGTATGCCGCCGTTTTCGTCGTTAAGGCTTGGATATGCCCCGCCCCTTTAATGGCTTGCGCGCAGGTTAAGGTGCCGTTCGGTATATCTAAGTTTCGGGTATTCGTCGGGTTTTGCATCAAAACGAACCCGTTTCGCGCAACGATAGTTAAGTCGTTCGTCGACCCGCCTCGCGAACCCGTGATCGTTAAACCAAGGTTCGACGCATGATATAGCCGGTTTTGTCCCGACGAATATACGCCGCCCGATATTTGAACCATACCGCCGAACGTGCCGTCGCCCGAGGCGATTAACCCGCCGTTAAGTAGTTGAAAATTGTTTGTACCGGTCGGTTGGCAGAAAATGATGTTTCCGGTCGACGACGCGAAGGCGAGATCGTAAGACGTGCCACTTTTCGCCGTGAATACCGTACCGTTAACACCGTCGGTATACATTCGGGCTTGGTTTGATACAAACGACCCCGCGCCCGCTTGAATCGCGCCGCCGACAGTTAGGTTCGTACCGTTAAAGGTGAGGTTTGCCGACCCGGCAAGCGCGCCCGCGTTGTTATAGATTACTTGCGTCGTCGCCCCCGGCACCGGTGCCGAAACAGTTACCGCGCCGCCCGCGCCGCCGTCGGTTATCGAAATACCCGCGCCCGCCGTAAGAACCCGTTCGTTCGGCGTCGCCGCCGACGTACCGAGTGTTACGAAACTCATCGCTTGCAAGTCGTCGACGACTAGCGGGGTACGCGCTACAATCGTTACCGACTTCGCCGTTACGTCGGCGATAGTTTGGAACCGCGAAACGCATTTAACTTGTATCGCCGTGCCGACGAAAGAATCGGCGACGCTGATTCGTTGCACGTCGGTAGACAGCGCGACAAAAAGTTCGTTCGACCCGTGGGAGTTTGACGGGGTCGCCCGAAGACCTCGGGTAATGTTCGCCGCCGAATACGAAAGCGCGCCGGTAAGCGAGTAGTCGCGAACGCCGACAATCTCGCCGCCGAGGTACGCCCAATTAACGCCCTGCGTAACTTCGGACGCTGAACACGATTCTAAAAAGGTTTGCGAAGACAGGGTAACCGATAGCGTCGCCGACCCGCTTATCGTTCCCGAAGCCCCGGCGAAATTGGTAATCGTCGCCAAACCGAAAGCCGAACTTCGCGAGATGTCGCCGCCTAGCGTCCAAGTCGAACCGGCGTCGGTCGAATAGTAAACCGAGCAACCCGCCCAACCCGCCGCACCCGCCGCCGCGACGTAGAAACCCGCGCTTTCTTGGTGCGCGTCTAGGATTTCGCGTCCCGACCATGCGACGAATTCAGTCGGTAGAACCGTGTACGTCGCCGGGGTCGACGGTACCGCCGCGCCGCCGGGTAGCGACTGCGAAATAATCGCCGCCGAGTCGGCGACGGCTTCAACCTTTATTTCGCCGAGGGGCGCAAGTGAAAGCCGCGTTACCCGAACCCGAACGTCGCCGGTATTCGTTGGCACCGTGACGACGTCGCCCGGGGAAAGGTAAAGATACTTCGGCGGCAACTGGAAAACATACCGGTCGCTTTCGACGTGCCTTCGGTCAAGTTCTCGCGCCGCAATCGCCCGCGCCGCCGTGCCGGTCATACTCAGCGCGACCGCAACCGTATCGACGTTGTCGACGTCGGCGGTTTGCCTTACGTCGGATTGTAAACCGGCTTGGTTCGCGTTTTCGCTATCGTAGAACGTGACGTCGACGCGCCCCGGCAATTCCGACGCCATGCCCCGCGACCGGGTAAGCGTTGCGACCGTAGAACCGCCGGTCGTCGCCGCCAGTTCGCCCGCTGAAATCGTGACGATAGACGACCCGCCCTTCGCGACGACCTTAATCTTTCCGTCGACTTCGACCAAGTCGTAAGCGTAGGCGGTAAGAAGCTGATTAACGGCGTCGCGGATAGATTGACGCGAAGTAACGACGAAGCCCGGTACGGACGCCGTAGCCGCCGTAACGTCGTATTCTGACGGCTTTAACCCGACCGCGCCGAATAGGTCGGCGAGAATGTCGCCAACGGTAACCGCGCTTGTTTCTATGTCGACACTGAACGACGGTATTCGGTTGCCAAAATCGGAAAGGTTCAGGTCGGTAAGAACGAAGTACGACGTACCGCGATAGGCGGGCGAATCCGTTTCAAGCGACGCGATTGTCGCGTTAACGGCTTGGGTTTCGTCGCCGTTCTGCCATGTCGGTACGACGACGTTCGTAACCGCCGAAGAATCGTAAATTACGACGTCGTCGGCGCGCACCCGCTTTAGGTTCGGCGACCGGTGCGAGAACGTACCGCCGAGGGCGTTCGACGGGTCGGGTAGGAATATCGACGACTGCGCGACCGCGACCGCGAACGTCGCCGAATAAGTGTACGTCGTTTGCGTTGCGCCGCCGCCACCCTTACCGCCGACCCGCGACGACTGGCGCGACTCGCGCAAGTGATTACCGTTAGCGTCGCGCGCCGCCCATATGAGCGACCCCGGCAACGTGACGCGACCCCAACACCAAGGCAACCGCGTACCGTAAGACGACGACCCGACGCGCAAGTCGGTAAGCCGCCCGGTTTCGACGCTCGGCATATTGTTCGCCGCGTCGATATACCCGCCAATAGCCGCGCCGATATTCAACCCTTGTAAAAGGGTAAGCCCGCCAGCAAGCGAACCGTATGCCGCACCCAAACCAGCTAACGCGACGGTCGCCATTATCTACCCCTACGCAAGCCGGTAAACCCTTGCGATACAACCGCGCCAGAAGTCATCGAACGGCGTTTCGACGACGCGCATCGCCGACGGCGTCGACCAAGCGTGTATGAAACCTTCGCCCGTGATAATCCCGACGTGATTTAACATCGGTTGCGTAGCCGCGTGTTTCGTGTTCCTGAAAAGGGCGACGTCACCGGGGTTCATTAGTTCGTATTGCGGGATTACCCAACCGTACTTCTTTAGGTGCGCCGAAAGCCGAACGAATTCGTCGCCGCTTGAATACTCCAATTCGTCGACGACGCCGATACCAAGTTCGGAAAAGACGCCGACCAAAAGCCCGACGCAGTCAACCCCGACCCCTTTAACGCGCCCCTTATGCGTCCAACGGGTGCCGATATACTCGCGCGCCTTCGCTACGATTTCGTCGCCGGTCGGTTTAACCATTACCGCGCCCCTGAGTAGTCATAACTTCGTTACCCGGTAAAAGGGGTTCGCCGTGAAAGTTGGCGGCGTTGGCGAACTTCGATATACAAGTCGCCCGCACCCGGTCGCACCCGACGGTAAGTTCGGCGGTATCGCTAACGGCGACGACGAACGGAAACGCCGACCGCAGTTCGATTACCGCCGACCCCGCGCTTAATGTATGGGTTTTAATCTCGGCTTCTAATCCGTTATTCAGTCCCGAAGTAAACCGAACGACGCCGTACTTATAAAAGTCGTTCGGCGCGGATTCACTCGCGAAGGTAAGCGTCGCGCCCGCCGATACCGAAACGGTGCGCGTCGCCTTCGCGCTTCGACCGCCTACGACCGTACCCGCGAGGTTAAATTTACACTGCGCGTCACCGAGTCGACGAACCCGGCAATTCTTCGCCGACAGGTCGCCGACCGTCGTATTCATGCGTGAGGCAAGCGACCGAAATTCACAGGTAAAGACGCCGTCGGCGACGGTTATTTCGCCCATGTAACCGGCGACAATCGGGGCGGTCGCCTCGGCGGTTGTGCGGTCGTAAATCCGAACTTCTAAACGAGCGTCGGCGTACAATCCCGCGACTATATCCGCTTCTTTTATCCGCGTCGACGATAGGAACCCGCCGCCGTTCAGGTTATCGACGCCGGTGCCGACCGCCGAAACAATGCCGGTAAGTTGCAAGCCGTCGACCGGTTCGTAAGTAAGCCCGCCGTACACGATTGGGGCGTCGTTCGATGTAAAGCCGAAAACGACGGCGTCGGCGCGGGTGATTTTTACTAACTCGGTCATATCTAAGACGGGTTCGCCAAGACTGGCGGCGAATCCCGACGGCAAGGCGCGCGGCATACTAACCGCTACGCTTTTCTAGTTTTTTCTACTTTTTTCGTTTTGGGTATTGCTTTTCAGAAATCGACGCCCTATAATAAATGTCAGCGGGTAACCGTTCAGGAAAACAATACAATGGGAAACACTTTCGAGGTAAACGGCGCGTTCTATGCAACCGACGCCGAGACGTTGGCACTACTGCGAAGCTACGCCAAGACCAATAACGAGGCGTTCGGCTTGGTTATGATGCTCGGTACGGCTTGGGGTCGAATCATGCCGATTCCGTTTCGGGGGCGGAAATGAAACGCCGCGACGGGTGCGAGTCGCCGGTTTTCTTTATCTTCATTTTTCTAATTTTCGTCGCTTGGGTTTACCAAGTTCGCGAAAACGAGCAAGCCCGCGAAGCTAGTCTTCGACCGACGACCAAGGTAGTAACACGATGAACGAAACAACCCTAACCCAATTTGTCAACACGAACCGCCGCCAGTTAGTACACTACGCCGCGCATATCGTCAGAAATCACGAACTAGCGACCGACGCCGTTAGCGACGCCTACCTTAAAGCGTTGCGAAAGCGAGAAACATTTAAGGGCGAACCGACCCCGAGGGCGGTAAGCGTCTGGTTTTACCGAGTCTTGCGAAACACTTGCGCCGACTTGGTCAAGTCCGACCGCCTTCGTTCCTGCGTTGGGATTTCCGAACTAACCATCGAACCAGCGACCATCGACCAAGCCTTCGACGCCGTCGACGACGCCGACCGAATCCGCCGCGCGTTCGGGCTACTGAACGAAAACGAACGGCAAGTCGTTACCATGATTGCCGAGGGTATCACGATTAACGACGTATCGGCGTCGACCGGGCTTCGGGTGCCAGCGATAAAGAATATCGTTTCACGGCTACGGCGCGCAGTCGGTTACCGGTACGAAGCGGTACACGCCGTCGCGAGGTTTGCATAATGCCCGCGACGATGGAAACACTAGGGCGCGCTTTTGATAAGTACGCCGGGTATTGGGTAACGGCGGTACGCCCGAGGGTAAGAACGTGGCAAGACGCCGAAGATATGGTCGGCGACGGCGTAGCGACGGCGGCGGCGAACATCGGCAACTGTAAAGCCGACGACGTCGAAAGCGTAGGGGCTTGGGTTTTCGGCTTCATACGAAACGCCCTTCGCCAGTATTGGGATACTAGACGCCGCCAAGCGAAGGAACGCGCGACCGGCTACGTCGAAGAATTGACGCCGTACCAACTTCGCCAACTCAAGACCGAGGCGCAAGCCGACGACGGCTTTGCGCTACGCCTCGCGCTACTGCGCGCTTCGTCATACGACCGGCAAGTTATCGAACTGATTATCGAAGGGTACACGCTTGCCGAAATCAGCGCGCTTTACGGCGTCACGACGTCGGCGATTTTCGCCAGAATGTCGAAGGTTCTCGCGTCGGCGAAAAGGCGGGCGGCGTGATTCCAATAGTCGAAAAACGCCGGGTATCGCGTTGGTTCTACAACGGTAAAGGATTCCATACCGAAACCGCCGCCCTTCGGTTCATCGCCGAAGGCGAACTTAAAACCGCCATGTACCGGCGCGCAAACGAACTGGCGAAACTGAACCCGCCAGTCGTGCCAGAAACCGACGATTCGGGCGACGACCTAAAGCCGTACTTACTCCAAGCCTACGCCGAGAAGTTCCCGCATACGGTAGGGCATTGCGACAGATACCGGCACCCGTCGACGGTTCGCCCGTGTCGAACATACAACCCGTTTGGCGACGACGGTGTACGGCTACCCATATTCGATTACGCGGTTTGTCGCGTCGCGAAAGCGGAACACCTCGAAAAGCGCGTCGCCGAGCTACGCGCCGCCGGGGTCGTAAAGGTGAAACAATGAGATTCTATATTCGCAAGCCCGACGGGGAAATAATGACGCCTCAAGAATGGCGAACCGCCCCGTTTTGCGGTCGAACTGCGTATCGTGCCAGTTTTGGCGAAAACTACTTCGCGGAACCGATTAACGCCGCCGCTTTTGCCGCCGAAAGCGGCGACGGGTACCGCGTCGTCGAAGCGTCGAACGACGAACAACCGCCCGACCATGAAACGCGATACTTCATTCGCAAGCCGAACGGTATGTTAATCGCCGACTTCGACGAAGCGAATGTGTTTTTTCGCGACGCGCAGTTTTACCACCGGCTTGCATGGCGGGGCGGGTTCCTATGTCGCGACTATCCCGACGAAATGGCGCGCAGTAAACCAGGTTTTGCCGTCGTACCTCGCGAGGTCTTGAAATGAAAATCGGCACCCGGTCGATTTTGTTCGGCGCGCATTGTTGGTTTATACACCCGTGGTTTGTCGCCGCCGCTTGGTCGAAACTGTACGGGTTCCCGACCGACTTGCGTATATGGGTCGCGTTCTTCGTCCATGACCTCGGGTATTGGGGTAAGCCGAATATCGACGGCGTCGAAGGTGAGTCGCACCCGATTCTAGGGGCGGATATTATGTCGCGCTTCGATCATAAATTTATTGATGATTGCCAATATGCCGACCGCACTTCGTTAGGAAAAATGCGCGCGAAAGGTTGGCGACCGGCGACGTCTGCCGAGTCTATTGTATTGGGCGACCGCACCGAATGGTGGAGTACTCGCCGTTGGCTTTACGTCTATGAATATCAGCGTACCGACTGGCACGACTTCGTCCTATGTCATTCGCGATACTACGCCGACAAAATCGGTAAGCCGACGTCGAAACTGTACGCCGCCGACAAACTCGCTATGATATTGGAACCGGCTTGGCTTTACTTGCCTCGCGTGATTCTATCGGGCGAATACCGCGAGTTTAAGGAACGGGCAACGTCGAAGTACGGCGTCGCGCCCGAGTTGGTTAGTACGCCGCTTCGTTGGTATCGAATCACGGTCGCCATGATGAAACGGCGGGCGGCGGGCGAAATCTAGTAAATGCGATTCGCGACCGAGTAAACCCCGTTTCGGATACTTCGCCGAATCGGGGTTCGGTCGATAACTAGAATCGCAAGCGCGCAGGAATACCCGACCAAAAGGTCGACGCCGAAGTTCTTAATTCGCTTCATTGTCGACCATTACGGACAGTTCCGACATACCGCAAACCGTAAGGGCTTCGGTTTCGACGACGTCGTAGAACACGATTTCGACCCGTGCCAGATAGTCGGCGCATACCTCGGCGTAAGTCGACGCCTCGGTTAGTTCAGCGGGCGCAACGAAACCGACTTCTTTCGCGTGTTTCGCATATTGGAGTAAATGACATTTCAGCGCGCCGTAAGTCGCCCAAGTCTTGCCCCGTTTCTTGAATTCTACGCGCGGGCGTCGGGGCGACGTCAGCGACGCCCAAGACGCCGACGGTACGCCCCCCGGCGAGAATAACCCGGCACGCTTATCGCGTAGCCGGTAAATGGTCGTTTTATCCGCCAATGGGAACCCCGTACCCGTTCCGCGCCATATCTGCGCGAAGGGCGTCTTCTAAGTCGGCGGCGTCGCGAAGTTGGTCGTCGGTCGCTTCGCACAATGCAATAAGCCCGCGAAGCGTCGTCGGCTTACCTTCGGGCGAACGTGCCATTTCGTGCGCGAGGTCGACGACCTCGGCGTTCGTTGGTCGAACCGGTACCCCTTCCATTACTTACCACCTCGGCGGCGCGAATCCCAATTCGCGAAATCCATCGGCGCGACGACCTTAAACCAACAAACCCGAAAGAATCGAATAACGCTTTCCATACGTTTACCTATTCGCGAACTTCGACAATCTTCGCCGAGATACGACCGACCCGCAACGCCTCAAGATTGAAGCCGACGACGTCGCCGTCGAAGCGCGCCGGGGTGTCGAAGTGAAAGGCGGCGGCGATAGTTCCCGAGGCGGGGGCGACGCTGAACGTAACGACGCCGGTCGTAAGGTTTACCGACCATCCGGTTAATTGTTCGACGCCAGCGACGTAAACCTTAACGGTGCCGCCGACCGGCTTCGTAATCGTGCGGGTGTAAGTAAAGCCGCTACGGGTATACGTTTTGACCAACTGGAAAGCGACCGTCGCGCCGTTGCCGGTGCCGATAGTTTGCAACGCCCCGAGGTCGACCGAAACGCCGACGCCGGGGGTCATAACGTAACCGGCGTAGTAATCCGCCCAATCGCGGAACCTGAACGAAAACGCATCGCCTTGCGCGACGGCGACGTAAAAGTTAATCAGGTCTTGTAAACGGGCTTCGTCCCAAAAGTCGGCGTTAAATGAGTATTCGCGAAGCGGCGTCGACCAACTCTTTATTCTGGTTTCTTGCCCCGAATCCGACGTCGCGGTACGTGTTCGCCACTTAATCGACGACGTCGACCCGCGCGAAATGTTGGTCGGAAATAAGGCGTCGCGAAAGTTGGCGGGCATACCCGAACCAATACGAGGCGATACGTTTTTTCTAGTTTTGTCACTATTTCAGAAATTGGCGCGTATATATTTACATGACTACCGAATACTACGTCGCCGCAACCCGCAAGGGTAACGAGGTCGTCGCGTTCGCCATGACAGCACCCGCCGAGGTCGTCACGGTTACAACTACCGACGGGTTTCGATACGACGCGATTCTTCACGAAACGAAGAACGGCTTCGCGGTCGTTTGCCCCTTTACCGGTATGCGTTGGTCGTACTCCGACCTTCGCCACAACCCGAAGGCGCGAACGTCGTCGGTTCAGCTTGCCCGCGACGCCGTCGCCAAAATGACGCGCGAACAATACTTCGACCGCGTTAAAAGACTACGATTTCAGTTCCCGGCTATTTCTTCACTAGCGACCGATAACGAACCCGCCCTTAAAGCGTTGCCTCGGTTCGTTGGGGGTGCGAAATGAAGTAAGCCGCCCGCCCCGTGTCTTGTGTTGTTTCCTTGGCTACGCCCGTCGGTTTGCATGATTTCCGACGGGCGTAGTTTTGACCCCTTAAACCCTTATGAATCCCGCCCCCATCATTACAGATTTTCCGACCGTCGCGCCGCCAACGCCCGCCGTCGTGTACCTTAACCCGCACCATGACCCCGCCGACGACGTGCCGACGCCGTCGCCTATCGAAGTCGTTCTTAATCGCCCCGCTTGGTCGCATATGGAACCCTTTAACAGTTTGCCCGCGAAGGTCGTCGCGCGCGACGATTACGACCCGTTCGACAATAAGCCGACCGGGCAAGCGTTCGCGCTGATTCTATTCAAACAGGGCAAGGCGCGCCGGGTATGTATCTCGCGCCAGTCTAACGGCTTATTTCGTTGTTGGGCGGAAAACCCGAATACGAAGGTCGGGTCGCGTTACATTTCGACCGGCGGCGTCGCCGATATGACGGTCGCGCAGGTCGGGCAATTTCTCGCCGAGGTCGCCGAATGAGCCGACCTATTTTCGAGGTCAATCGACCTATTATTAAGGTCGGCGACGTCGCCAGAATCCGCCACGAATCGGGTGTATACGCGGGCTTCGTCGTCGTCGGCACCCGCCCGAATTGGTTGAAGGTTCGCACCATCATACCGACGAAGGCGAAGCGGTACGGCTTTATTCATATCGGCGACGTCGACGCAATCGAACGCGGCGGATTCGGCGACGTCGTGTATTTCCGACCTCCCGTAATGGTTGAAGGTACGGGGGCGTAGTTCAGCGGTTAGAATTTCGGGCTTTCAACCCGGCGATACGGGTTCGATTCCCGTCGTCCCTACCAAGATTTACGGGTTAGCATATGGGTAATGCGGTTGGTATCTCGACCAATCCGAAAGGATAAAGCCAGTAGAAGCGGGTTCGAGTCCCGCACCCGTGATACGGTCGAAGTTGAACGCCTCGGGTTCGCCCGTTGCACCCGTCGAACTAGATTCGTCGGCGCGTCGCACAGACTCGCGACCGGCTTCGCAAAAAGACCGACTACCCCGGAACGCATGGAAGCGACCGGGGTTTTATCCTTATGAGAAAAAAGCCAACCAAAACGACGTCGCAATACGACGCCGAAATCGCAGGAACCCGCCGCGTAATCGCCGTTCATATCGACATAGGCGAACGACTGCGCGCCCGTTGGGCGGGGTCGCCGATTGCCGAGATAATGGAACGCCAAAACGTCGCGTACCTCTCGAACCTCGAAACGTCGCTTAAAGAATCCGAAGCCGGTCGACGCGCGGCGTAGTTTTTCTACTTTTTTCTGTTTAGGTCTTGACAATCAGAAAACGCGCGCCTATAATCTAACTATCGAAGTCGTCGCGACGTCGATAGGAAGCCATGCACGAAACAATCGACTACACCCAACCAACCGACCGACGACCCGCCCTTACCGGCGTCGTCATTTCGCCGACCGCGTTAAGCGACCTTTTCTTTAACCATGAAAAGCCGAACTACTCGGAGTATTGCGCGAGTAAACAGGCGCAACCGACCGACTTCGACGAAATGTTCGCCGCGATTCTTGAGGACGCGCAAACATTCGTTCAAAACTACTTAGAAGTAGATTTTGAACGAGCCTTCGCCTATAACCTCGCGTCGGATTTCTGGCACCGATTATGAGCGCGCCCGCCACGACCGCCCCGGTTTCGACCGGGGCTTTTTGCCGTTGGTCGCTCCGCTTCGATTGGTGCCAGTCGTGCGGCACCATCGAAAAGAAGCATAAGGGGCGGGGCTTATGCGCGACCTGCTACGCCGACGACCCGCTTACGCAAGCCCGCCACGCCCGCAACCGCAAGCGGCGCGCGCTGAACATGGACGCCGAGGCGACGGCGCGCGTCGACGCATATAAGGCGGCTTGGGCGGCGCGCAATCGCGACCGAGTTAACGCCAACTACCGCGCATGGGATAAGCGAACGCAAGCCCGTCGAAAGTTCGTCGTCGGGTCGTCGTGTTACTACGATATGGGCGGCGTTCGGGTGCCTTGCGTCGTGACGTTCGTAAGCGGCTATCGGGTTCGTGTTCGCCTCGGCGACGGCGAGATAGTTCGCACAGCGGCGCAACGGCTTCGGTCAGTCGGCGGCGACTACGGCGACGTTTTGTAATTATTTCTACTTTTTTCTTAAAAGGGCTTGCATTGTAGAAATTGCGCGCCTATAATATCTGTATGGGTTTCTTCAATCCTTCGACCCCCGAGGCGGGACAGCCTCTTTCGACGTTTAAGGTCGGCGACCGAGTTATTAACTTCGGTACGCTCGGTAAGGTTCTTTCGGTCGAACCTAACGGCGACCTAATCCTTATGTCGGTCGGGCTTACCGGCGACTTTTCAAAATGGCGCGCTTGCCCGCTGAAATGCCGGTACGCCGACGGCGTGAGGGTCGCGGCGTGATTACCCGCGTCGCCGACATTTTGCCGGGAATGATTGCGACCTTCGCGGGCGCATCATTCCTGATTGTTTCCGAATCCCGTCTTTATCCGAAGACGGCAATCTTCGACGACGCGCGCCACGATATTTACGGCGTCGATTACGCGCCCTTGCGATTGAAGCGAGGTCGACCCGACTTCGACGGCGCGAAGCAATCGGCGCGACCTCACGCGATACAATGTTCCAAAACCGCCGGTTCGGAATTCGTCGGCGAGGGCTTGGTTATCGAACCCTACGACGCCGAAAAGCATCGCCCCTAAAACTCCGCCGCCCCGGTACCCTTTACGGATACACGGGGCAAGGCGCGAAGCGAGGAATCAATGAGCAAGAAACACGCCGCAACCAATCAGCGACGTAAACCTTTACGCATTACCTCGCCGCTGAACCGCCGCCAATTTCTGCGCGAGTCGGGTAACGATTTGTTCTTCGGATTCGCGGAACGACTCGGCGTTCGGGGTTGTGATACTCATATAGACATTCACGCCGCCGCCAAGCCCGCCCGCAATCTGGCGCGATAGCGACGCCGGGATTACGACGCCGCCGTTTCGACTGGCGAAGATTTCGTCGCGACCGTGTTCGTTCATTCTAAACAGTTCGCCAGCGTTTACCGCGCCGCCGGTCGCGAAGCCGGTCGGGGTTCCGCCCATCATGCCGCCGAACGTACCCGCCGCCGCGCCGCCGCCCGAGTCGCCGCCGATAATGCCGCCGACCAAGCCCCGAAGCCCGTTCGATAGGATTCGCCGAATTTCCGACTTCAACCATTCCTGCGCCATTTCCGCAAGCGTCGACCGAAACCCCTCAAGTAGATTTGAAAAGAACGGTTTAATACCGCCGGTAAACAGCGCGCCGAGCGAATCAGTTAACGTCGTCGAAAAGCCGTCGGCGACTTTGTCCAGCATCCCGACGAATTGTTCTAATTGTTCGACCTTAAACAGTCGGTTCATATAGTCTTGCGCGCGCGCCATACCGTCGGCGATTCGTTCCGCCGCCGTCGTGCCGTTCCCGAATTCTTCGGCGAGTTGCTTTAGTTGTTCGCGCGACGCGACCGACTGACTCGAAAGGCGGGTAATCCGTTCGGTAAGTCGGGCGATTTGTTCGCCATACCGTTTATCTGCGCCCGCTTGCAATTCGACCCGATACTTAACGACCGCCGCCGTCAGCTTCGACCAAGCCGCCCGCGCCTTTTCCAGCATTTCGACCCGCGCCTTCGCGTCGTCGTCTTTGTCCAACGCCGCCGCCGCCAACAATGCCGCCGCCTTTTGTTCCTGCGTAAGCGAAGCGTACTTTTCTTTCGATAGTTCGATTTCGAGTTTATCGACGCGCGTCTTCGCGAGGCGAAGGGCAAGTTCTTCGCGCAGGTTGTCGACGGTTTGCTTTACCCAATCCGACGCCGATTTAATGCCCGCAAGCCGGTCGGCGTCGCGCTTCGCGGTGGCGGCGTCGACGACCGCCGCGCGGTTCTTTTCGTCGGTTAGGTCGGCGAAGTTCTTGCCGTACTTTTCGATAGCAATAGAATCTTCGACGGTCGTCGCCAACGAAGCCCGAGTCGCCCGCACCTGCGCGGCGGTCGATTCGACCAACCCCGAGGTAATCGCGTTAAGAGCTTCGCGGGTTTTGCGGGCGCGTTCATGGGCTTCGCTTGACAGCGCGAGGTAATACGCTTGCAACCCGAGCAACCGGTTACCCTTTTCGATAATTCCGTTTCGCAGGTCGTAAGCAATCGACGCCGACTTCGTTTGATTGCTATCTAGTGCGGTCGCTTTCGTCAGTTCGGCAATCGTGCGGCGAAGTTCTTCGGCTTGTTCGTTTACCGCCTTCATAGCGGGCGCGGGCGAAAGTCCGTCGCCCTTGCCGCCCGCCATTTTAGGTACACCGGGATTGAACGGCACGAACGCAAGTTTCGCCCGTTCGCGTTCCTCGAAAAAGAGTTTCGACTTAACCCAATTATCGCGATTTTCGCCTTCGTCTTGTGAACCAAACCCCGGCGAACCGTCGCCGACGCCGACGCCCTTGCCGGGTAGGTTTCCGGTAATTGCCTTTCGCCCCGCCGCCGCCGAGTCGTTAGCCTTTTTGGCAAAACTGTCTAGCTTATTGGCGAGTTGGTCTAACCCGCCGAAAATGCCGCCGAAGAATGAGTTAAACGACCGAAGCGACGACGCAAGGGCGGTCGCAATCGTCGACGCGATACCGCCCATAACCGAAATGGTCGTTACTCGCATCGTGACGAACGCGCCCGACCAATCGCCGGTAAGAACCTGCGCGAAGAACTTAACGCCGCCCTGAATCGCAGTCAAGGCAATCTGAATATATCCTTTAATCTGCGCCCATGCAATCGACGCAGTCGCCGCCAACGACTCCCAACCTTTCCGAAGAATGAAGGCGAACGGCGCGAACGCCCGCTTAATCGCCTCGAACACGTTAACCGCCGCGTCGCGAATCAGCGGGAAATTATTACGCCAGAATGTCACGATCTGAGTAACGACGCCGTCGGTAAAATCGCGAAGCCCGCCGAAGTTGGTTTTCCACGCGACGACCAAGGCGGCGACGGCGGCGATAACCCAAGTTACCGGGCTTGTTAGGGCGGCGACGGCGACGCCTAGAACGCCCGCCGAGGCACCGGCGGCAACCAATCCCGGCGCGAGGGTGCCGACCAAGGCGGTAACCGTCGGGATAATCGACGCAAGCCCGCCCAACGCCAAAAGAACCGGCGCAATCGACGCCGCGAAGATACCGACGCCAATCGCGACGCCCTTCGCCCCGTCAGACAATCCCGAAAGCCAACGAGTAAGACCGCGAACGCCTTCGACGACGACGGCAAGCGTCGGCGCGAGTACGTCGCCGAATTCAATCGCCGTAATCTTGAGTTGCTTAACCAGTTCAGCGAAGCCAAATTTCTGCCCGACCATCTGGCGATTTAACGCCGCTTGCGTTGCGCCCGCGCCGTCGGTCGCCGTCGACATTTTGCCGAGCATATCGGCGTAATCCTTTCCGGCGTTCGACGCCAAAACGGTAAGACCCTTAAACGCGCGAACCTCGGGCATAATCGTCGCGTATGCCTGTTTATTGTCGCCAATCTTCGCGACGGCGTCGGCAAGCCAACCCGAAAGCCCCTTCGATTCCAACGCCGCCACGCCGGTTTGAATTCCTAACGCCGCCATAGCGTCGCCCGCTTCTTTCGACGGTTTGACGATATGCAAAATTAGCTGATTAAGGGCGGTCGCCGACTCGGCGGCGTTAATGCCGTTTCGGGTAAGTACAGCCATACCCGCGCCGACTTCCTGCAACGAAATACCGGCAAGTTTCGCCGACGGCAAGACGTCGCCGATTTGATTCGCGAGGTCGCCGAAACTGTTAACGCCAAGGTCGACTTCCTTAAATAGAACGTCCATCGCCTCGCGCGCATTATTGACGCCGCCGATACCCGAGTTCAGAACCGCCATAAGGGCGCGCGACGAAGTCGCGGTATCGGTCATACCCGCCGAGGCACCCGCCGCCGAAACCTTTAAAATGTCCATCGCCTTCGACCCGGCGAAGCCCGAAGAATAAATATCGTAAAGACCGGCGGCAAGGTCTTCGGGGGCTTGTTTAATTCGCCGGTCGTCGGCGAGTAAAAGAACCTCGCGGCGCATACGGGCGAATTGGTCGCCGGTCATTTTGGCAAGCGAGTCGACGTTACGAAGCCCTTCGTCGAAGTCGCCGGTCGTCTTGATAATCGAACGCCCCATAAGGGCAAGCGGCGCAGTAATCGAAATGGCAAGCGTCGCGCCGAGGTTACGCGCGTACCCGCCTACCTTTTCAAACGATTCGCGAAATGAACCGTCGATATTCTTCGCGCCGGTCTTGGCGTTTTCGCCCATATCGGCGGCGGCTTTCTGTACTTGATTCTTCGACGCGGCGAGCGTTCGCGTTAAGGCGGAATTATCGCCGGTTAAAATAACCTCAAGTTCAGATACGACCATACCCCGACCATTACGGATAGTCGGGGTACGGCGTCGGGGTTACTTCGTGCCGTCAACGGCGCGACGCCAAGCGCGCAGGAACGCCCGCGCCTTTCGTCGTTCATTCCAGGGGCGAAGGGCGACGGCAATCGCCGCCCATATCCAAACTACGAACGCGACGCCGAGAGTTAGCCCGACGCCGACGGCGACGCCTTCGATTAACCCTTTCACGCGACCGCCTCGCGAACTAACTCGCCGCCTCGCCATACCGCGCCGTTGCGAAGTTGGCGCGCGAATTCCTGATTACCATCTTTAATTTCCGACTCGAAAGCCGTTTCGGACATCCACGCCAACGGCTTAACGGCGGTTATGATTCGCCCGCAAACGTCGGGAATAATCACGACGTCGCCGACTTGGAACGCGAACGCCTCGGGTTTCTTCGCCGCCGGGTCGGTCGATAGTACGGCGACGACGACGCCGTTTCGTTCGACTTTACATCCGCTAAATTCACTCGCGAACTGTTTGAATGAATGACGCCCGCCCGACATTCCACCATGAAAGCCGACCCGATAAGTCGCGTCGATACCGTCAACATAAGTAACCGTTCGCGTATTGCGGTCGTCGCATTTCCAAGTATCGCCGACCTCGAAAACCATATCGTCGACGTGTACCGTCGGCGGTTCTGGCACCGGTTCAGGTGCGGGCGGCGTCGACGTCAGTATCGCGACGTATTCGCCGCCGCGAGAAACCCCGGCGCGGTCGAATAACTTATATTGCCCGCCTATCCAAGTATCGGGCGCACCTCGCCCGATACGGTACTTAACCCCGTCGGTTATGGTCGTGATAATGCGAACCCGACCGTCGGTACAATGGCACCGGTCGCCGACCAAAAAGGCGAACGCGCCGACGTACTCAGTCGGCAAGACCTGAACCGCGACGGTTTGCGATTCGCCCGCCGCGACGTCGACGCCGATAGTCGGGCAAGTCGCGAAGGTTGACGACGGCGGTTTAAGTCCATCGCCGACGGCGAGGTTCCAAGCCGCCGACGCTTCATCGAAGCCCGCTTCGACTTGAATCAGGTCGTCGGCGCATTTAACCGCCGAAGTTACGTCGTTGGGCGAAACGGGTCGACGTTGCGCCGTCGTCGCGAGTAGCATCGCCGCGATTGTTAATCGTTCGTTCATTGGTTACCCCTTACGACGTGAGTCGAAACCGACCGACCATCGGCGCACCGGTACACGTTAAGCCCGCCGCGCGTCGTGCCGACGAAGTCGGGTTTCTGGCACCCGACGAACGGGTCGACCAACGGCACGGTAAGCCAACCGACGGCGGCGGCGACGCACACCGCTAGGATTACGGCGAGGCGTTCGGCGCGCTTCATACGGCGGCGACCTCGGCGGCTTCGGCGTCGGCGACGGCTTTAAGGTAGGCGTCGACGTCGTAAGGCGTCACGGTTTCGCCTGCTGAAATCGCGGAACAAGCTATCTCGCTAACGAGGTCGGCGAGTTGCGTACATAGTCGCTTCGTCGCGATTGCGGTGTCTAACTCGCCTTGTTTCATCGCACCGTTAAGGGTTTGGTCGGCGGCGTTAAGGGCGGTCGTAAACAATCCGATCATCTTTTCATAGACCGGAACGTCGAACGTGTCCAGCGTCGCGGCGATAGCTGAGTTAATGGGCGTCGCGACGGCGTAGCAATACGCGCGAACTTGGTCGGTCGTCGGGTTCGGGTTCGTTTCTTTTTCTGGCATTGTGTTACCTATGCGTCGACGACGATTCGCGTCGACCTGTTAGTTATACGGTTCAGAAACCCTTTTTTCTACTTTTTTCTGCAAAATGGTTGCAATTCAGAAAACGACCGCCTATAATGATTCTATCGACGGCGAAAGCCTGTGTTCAGATTGTCGAATAGACGACGAATCAGAGGTCGAAACCCCTACCCCTTCGGCTTAACCGCCACGACGACGCCGCCCTTAACGACGAACGTCGCCCAAGCGAGGCGACCATTAGTAATATGTAACTTCGCCGACCTTGAACGTCGACCCGGCTTTCGCCTCGGTAGCCAACGCCTTAAACTTCCATTTCTGCCCCGGTTCGATGTTATTCGCGTTCGCCAACGTCGAACCGAGTACGCCGCCGTCCTTGTCCAGTATGTTTATCTGAATCTGAACATACGACCAACGCTTCGCCGTCTGATTCGTCACGGTGCCGACGACGAACGGTATCGACCCGTCGCTTTTCCAGTTCAACCCGTCGACGGCGTAGGGCGGCTTTTCAACGGGTGGGGCGACCTCGCGTTCGACTTCCCTTTCGACCTGCGCGGGTTTCGTTGGCACGTCGACGCCCTTCGGTGCGCTGGCACCTATCGCGGCGAAGGTGAGTACAAGACAGGGGCAACCCGACAAAATGACTAGAATCGCCCATACTGGCACCTTGGCGCGTTGCGGGTTCGGAGTTAAGTTATTCATCTTCTTTTTTCTTTTCTTTATGGCGATAGGCGGCAAGTTCGCGACGCATATACCGTTCTAGGCGGCGACTCATTGTCGTACCGAGGGCGTCACACATCGCCCGGTATTCCTGATAAATTGCGGGGTCGAATGTCAGCCCGAAAGATTTTCGATTAGGCTTTTTTGAATTCATTTTGTAAAAATAATTAAATTCAGGTTGAATTTACTGATTAGTTGCCGTATAATCCAATTACTGAACCCCGCGAATGGTTGCACATTCCGGGGCGCGGTGAAGACCGTAGGAGTCAACACAAGCAAAATGGTATCACAACAAGCCCTTAACGAATTTCTCGGCGCGAATTTTCCGAATCGCGTCGCCGTCAATATGATATACGACCGCGACGAAGACGGCGTCGAAAACCTGGCAGGTTTACGGGTCGTCGAAACCGACGGCGTTGCGAAGACCGTAGTCTTCGGCGAAGACGCGATACTTACCGAGTCGGGCGGCTATATAATGGCGACGGGTCGCGGCGTCGTTACGATTCCCGGCACATCGAAGCCCGTCGTACTCGCGGCTAACCTTGACCTCGCGAGGGCGGCGTAATGTTCGGTAAACAGCTTCATTCGTTGGCGTTGCGAGAATTCTATATGATCGGCGTCGACGTCGCGACCACGGGCGCGATTGTCATTCTATCCGCAATGCAAGCCGAACGCGGCGACATTCCAGTCGAAGCCGACGAAATTCAGCGACTACTCAGAATGGACGCCGACGCATTTCAAAAAACATGGTTTCACATCAATAACCTATTTCCCGTACAACCCGACGGCACCCGGTGGAATTCCGTAATTAAGGAAATGCGTACAGCGCAGATTAAAAGGGCGGAGAACGCGCGGAAAGCAAAACGAAGCCGTTAATCTAGGTCTGTTTTACGACGGTCGTATTACGAGAATGATTATCTATAGTTGCCGCGTAATGCGAAAATCCTAACTATAAGCGTCTAGTATATACGACCGTCACTTTTTGCCAGTTTTGGCGACGTCGCGACGACGACGTTTCGCGAAACTTTTAGGTTCTTCGACGCATCGAAACGCATAAGGTAAAGGCGATTTGACGGGGTATCGCGCGCGGTATCGGCAAGCATTGAACCTAAAACGCGGCGGCGTATTACTGAAATGGTTATCTATAGATACAAGCGAATTACGTCGCGTCTATGGATAACTCGCCTAGTAATACAAGAATAGAATAGAAGAATATATATACGGTTATGTAAACATAACCGGCGACGACGCGACAAAAAGCCCGAAATCGGAATACCGATAACGGGCTTCGTCGTCTATTCGCCGCCGCTTTCCCGGCGTTCCTTTTCTTTCCTTGCCTTCGCCCGGTCTTCCAAAAACGCAAGGGCTTCGCAGTAGGTACGCGCCGACCATCGTTCGACGGCACCGGGGTCGATTTGAAAGGTTTCCGCCAGAAAGAACTTCGTCGCCCAACCCGGAAATTCGGGGTACGCATCCGGGTCAGCGAGGTAAAGCCGTAGGGCGCGGCGGTCTACGCTTTTGGGTTAATGGCTTCGTTTACCGCCTCGGCAATCTTGCCAAGCGTTCGCGCGCCGAGGGCGTTAAGAATCGAATCGACGTTAACCGGCACCGGTTCAGTAATCGGCTTACCGTTGCCGTCGGCTTTCCAGGTCTTACCGGTCGGGTCGGTGTACTTCGGCGAAAGATGCCCTTCGGCGGGAATGTACGTCGTCAAGTTCCATTCGACGCCGAAGGCGACCAACATGCGCGCGGCGATTTCTAGGTCGGGCATATCGCCGCCCGCCAGCTTTTGAAGGTCGATAAGGTCGTTCGACGTTGCGGCGTCGGGCGAGAACGAAACGATACAGCCGTCGTGTACGCCGTCGACGGGCGGAACGATTGTAAGTTCGACGCGGTTCAGGTTTTGGAGTTCGTGGACTAACACGAAGACCAATACGGCGAAACCCCTACCCCTTCAAACGACGAAACCCCGGCGAACCGGGGCTTCGTGTCAGTCGTTAAGGTTTTGGTCTTAGTACGACGCGACGCCGTTGATAAGAACGATTTGCGCCGCTTGCCCCCAACCAGCATCAAACCGCGCGCCGAGTTCGTAGTCTCGCGCCACGACGTCGCCTTCGTCCTTAATGTCGCCAATCATGGAAACCCGACACGCCATGTCGATTATCAGCGAATACGGGTTACCGGCGGTAATGTCGGCGCCGGTCGCGATAATCCGGGCGAACCGGTCGGCACGGTTACGGGCGTCGGTTTCAAACGCGCTATTCGCGTCGTCGGCGTTTACCGTCAGCTTGGTAACTAGCTTAATGTCGGTTTCGGCAATCGCACCGAACGACGCTTGCGCGGCGTCGGTGTATTCGACCGGCTTATAACGCCCGTCAAGACTGAACGAACCCTTTAGGGTCGTGCCGACTTTGTTGCCGATAGTTGCAAGACCGGCGACGGTTGGCGAAACGTAAGCCGAGATATGCCCCGCGAGAATCGGGTTAAACGGCACTTCGGTATATCCGCCGGGGGTCGTTATCGTAATCGGCATGGTCGGGGCGGTACCGCCGACAAAACTCGCGACTTCGATAAGCGGTTGGGCTACGCCAGCCAAGGCACCGGTAAACGTCACGACGAACGGCGCACTTGCACCGGTTACCGACACGTTGCCGACGCCGATAGTCGAAAGGGCAAGCAACGCGGTTTGAATCGTCGTATTTGAAATACCGGCGACGGTAATCGCGGCGGTTTCCGCGCCCTTAAATCGCAACTTGAACGACGTTGGCGCGCCAGTTACGGCGGCGATAGACTGAACGCAGTTTGCGCCAGCTTGGCACGACGTAAGCGTACCGTCGACCTTTCGAGTAAAGCCGCTACAGGAACCCGACATAGACCGTTTACCCGACCATTCGAGGTTAATCGCGTTTACGACCGCCGAAAGGGCTTCTTCGGCGTGGTTAAGGTCGCCGTACTGCGCGGTATAGAATTGCGGGTCAGCTTGCGCCTTCGTGTTCAGGTTGAACGTATGGCGGTAAACGCCAGTCGTAACCAGCGAGGTAACGGGCTTACCGACGACCGAGGCAAGCAAAAGCCCCATTTCGTCGAATGACGGGTCGAAGTTCGCCGAGAATTGCCCTTCTTCGTAAGCGACCGCAAAGTCGCCGACCAAGTCGCCCGCGAACATGAATTCTTTATTTTCGTTGTTCGGAACGGGTCGAATCGCGAACGAACGGGTTCGGATTGTTGGGGTACCTCGCGTATTGCCGTCGGTTTGCTTTCCGAGTAACGCGTTTTGTAATGAAGCAGGTCGCATACCTGGAACCGGTACGAAATCGAACCAAACCGTTCTAACGACCGCGTCGACGCGCCGAAGCGAGTACGGCGAATCGACGGTTTGCGGTCGCCGAATCAGGAACCCAAACGACTCCGATTCGTATTCGGCTTCGGAAACCGTCGTACCCCATAAATCAGACTCGCCGCCCAACTCGAAAACGCCGCCCGCCGTGCCGACTTCGACGAACTTCGACGTACCGACCATCGTCGACCCGTCTTTCGTGAGCGCGATTTCGAGGCGAATCGCCGACGCGCCGCCGACGTAACCGGGCGTTAACAGCGTCGCGCCGTTGTAAAGTTTGAATTCATAAATTCGGGCTTGCCCTGAACCGAAATTATCGTCGCTTATGGTCGCCCGGAAATACCGCGCAGTAACCGCCGACGTCGCCGTGTAAATGTCTGACCAATCGCCGCCAGCAACCGCGACGATACCCATTCGCGGAACCGTCGACCAAGTCGTGCCGTCGTTCGACGAATCGAATTCCCAACCGGCGAACGAATCAGTTCGCGCCGAGATTTGCGCCGAGTCGACCGCGACCAACGCGCCGAAATCATGAATAACGGTAATCACTCGGGTACCCGCCGTCGTCGCCGCGTCGCCGTAGTACGTCGCGCCGTTCAGGTCGTAGACTTCGGGCGCATCGGCTACCATGTCGGCGACGTTGCCGCGATAAACGCGCGCTACACGCCCAAAATTGACCGTAGCGGCGGGCGGAACCGCCGAGGCGTATAAAGTGACACCAAGCCCCGTAATGGCGGCGGATAGGTCATTTATGGCGCGATTACCCCAATTTGTCAGCGATAGCCAGGTCGTCGGCGTCGCGTTCTCGGGGTATTCGGCATATCCGCCGAGCAACGAAAGGGCGTTCGTGGGGTTAATCCAATTCGACCCGGCGGCGGTTTGTGGCGACGAATATAGTTTTCCTTGCATTAGCTTAAAGCATCCTGAATGAATCGACGGGTAACGACTTCGGCGTCGGCGGCGACCGATTCCGAAGCGGGTAAAAGAAACGGGCGCGCCGGTAAAACAATGCCGCGACCGAAGGCGTTTTCGACGCCCATTTCGATGCAAATACCGTAGTTAACGCAGACGCCGACCTTAGCTTCTAACGCGCCCGAAACGACTTCGCCAGGTTCAGCGATTACGGTTTCTAGGTGCGGCTTTTTGGATTTCTTGCCGACCGTCTTGCCCGCCGCGATAGCGTCGACAATCGCTTCGGGGCGACCGTCTTCGCCGTCGACGGTTACGAATATCGACGCCCGTAGCGCGCCGGTATCTATCGCGTCGACCTCCTGAACGCCGTCGACGGCGCGGGCTTGCACGGCGAACGCAAGGGCGCGAATCGCTTCGGACAAGCCGCCGGTAACCCGCGCGTCGGCGGTATCGAATTTGTCTAAAGTGATTCGGAAACCAGACATTAAACGATTACCCGCACGATAACGCCAAGGTTCTGGCGGATACCGCCCGCCGTCGACGGTTCAGGAAAGTTTATGTCGCGTTCGACTTGCATCGAACGGATACCGGCGGGTAGTTGCGCGCGCCGGTCGGCGTCGAAATGAAGCGCGGTACGAATCGCGTCGCCAAGTTCGACAATATCCGAAACAGTTTCGGCGACCGTCGTCGCGACGACCTGAAAAAGAAAAGGCGAGTACAACGCCTTACCGTCAGTCGAAGCCACGTCGGAACCCGACGAAAGCGATTGATACACGACGGCGATTTTTGCGTCGCCGAACATCTTCGGGGGCTTAACCGGGTAATTCTGAATAGTCGCATCGTCTAGCAATACGGCGCGAATAGCGGTAAGGGCGGCGGCGATAGGTTGCATTAAATCGTATCCTCTAAAACGACGTAGCACGTTACGGGCGTGGCGACCGGGTTATTAACGACGGGTTCGACGCGAACGACTCGAAATAAGCCGCCGGTCGACATTTCACCAAGCGAAGAAAGCCCTTCGCGCGCCTCGCGGTAATCTTGCGAAGCGATTAGGTTACCGACACTCGGAACAAACGACCCGCCCGAGCCTATTCCAATAAACTTAAACAGCGGGCGCGCATCGGCACCCGTTGAAATATCCTCGGGCGCAACACTAACCCGAGAAACGCGACCGAAAATCGGCGTGAATAAATCCCATTCAACTAACGGCTTGCCGAATGAATCAAAAGAATTCGATTCTTCGGGGTACCAACAAAACAGCGAAGCCCGACCGCTAAGGCTACGGCGAATCGCCGCCAATACCGCCGCGCGAGTCGTAGGCGACAGCATTACCGAAGCCCCGCCGTCGACGGGTTCAGCAACGTACCGCCGATAAATACGCCGCCTTCGGGCGCGGGCGTGTTCGTCACAATCTGCGCGCGCAGGTCTTTCGCCAGTTTGTTAAGTTGGTCAATACGTTGCTTGAATTCCACGCGAAGCCCGCCGTCATCAGCATACGACGACGGTTCGCGCGAGAATTTGATAGCCAGCGAACCGGCAAGTTTGGCGACGCCTTCGGCGAACCCGTCGACTTCAACCCAACCGGCGATTTCTTCGTCGGTGAATTCCCAAACCGCGATACCAGCTTCGTTTAGAAGTTCGCCGGTATCCGCGAGTAGTCGACGCGCCCGGTCGACGGAATTCGCGACCGAAGCGTTTGCGGGGTTAAAGGTCGTCGCCATAACTAACCTATACGGCGGGCGCGTTCTTAATCAGGTCGCGCAAGGCGTCGACGGTTGCGCCGTCGGGAACCTCAAGCCCCTTCGATTCGGCGAACGCAATCAGTTCGGCTTTATTCATTTTCGCTACGGGCTTTTCGCCTTCGGTTGCTTCGGATTCCGAACCGTCTTCGGTTGCGTCGGTTTCCGAACCATTAAGCGCGATTACGCTACCCGTTTCGATATGCCACGCCAGCGCGTCGCCAAGTGTTGAGCCGTCGATAATGTCGCCTTTTTTAACGGGCGGGTCGGTAGCAATTACCCCGACACTTACTTCGTATTTCATAGTAGAAAAGGGCGGGGGTTTCAAGCCCCCGCCCTTACCGTTACGTTGAACTCGCGATTAGATCGTAATCAGTACGACCGCGCTCGGGAATTCCAGCGCGATACCGCCGTTATGCCCGTTATGAACGGCAATCGAAACCGGTACGTCGTCTTCGACCTTAACCTTCGTATATTGCCCCGGTGCGGCGTTCGGGTTATTGGCGTTGCGGGTCATCTTATATGCCCCGACTCGCCCGCCGTCGTCGCGTCGACCGACCAAGATAGCTCGGTTATCTGGCACGAACGTAACGAACGTACCGGCGTCGTTAATATATCCTCGGTCGTATTCGACGATTTCGGGTAGGTCGGCGTCGACGAGGATTCGGTTAATTTCAGCCAAACCGCTAATGGTCGATTGTGTCGAAGTTCGCTTACCGAAAAGGTCGGCGGCGTTGGTGTTATTCAACAGCGCATTAACCGAGCCGGTATTCATAAAGAGTTGCGAACCGCGACCGAACGAAACGCCCTTACCCCGTTGTAGCAACTTGATAGTACGCAGGTCTTTAAGCGGCGCGGCGGTTGCCGAGGTCGCCCAAGCTACAGCCGCCGACGCGGTTTGTACCGGGAACGTGTCGGCGTGAATTACTCCGCCGTCTTCGCCGAGAACCGAAATCGCACCTTGCAACGCGCCCCAAGCAACCAAACGAACGCGGTCGACGAATCGGCTTTGTAGTTGGTCTTGCCGTTCCAAAACGAGCGAAGTAATGTCGATATTGTCGGTACCGCCAAGTCGTCGCGCGTCGGTAAGCTCGGTTTCGTCCAAAAGTTCAAACTCGCCGTACACGCCCGGTTCCATGACGTACTTTTTACGCCCCTTCGCCTTCACTCGCGACGGCTTGCCGTTAAGACCTCGCGCTTGTTGAAGACCGGTATACGAGTCGCGTTGTTCCCAGGCGACGTGCGCGTAATCTGAATTTTCAATCGGAATGATGCCGAAAATCGGGTCGTTGAGAGTCAAGACCGCCATTTTTTCTTGAGCGATTGCGCCCATTTCTTCGGCGGATGGATATAGGTAGTTTGCCATAAGGGTTAGTTCTTTTTGCCTTGCCCCGGCGAACCGGGGCTTCGTTCGTCAGCCGAAGGGCTTACAATAGGGTGATTTTGTTCGCGCCCTTCAATTTCAATCCGGTTTGCTTGGTCGTTCCAAGGTTGGCGACGGTAAGCGTCGCGGCTTGGGTCGATTGCAAGTCAGCACGGTTGAAGGTTCCGCCGACATACACCGGGATAGACTGCGCGTACCCGCTTTGTGGAACGGTCGCGGTCGCATCGCCGAAGATAACACCCGACGCGGTTACGTTGGTATCCTGCGCGATAATCGCGGCGGCGACGCCCTTAATTGCCGGGTCGTTAGCGAACGCCCAAACTTCCCACGCGCCAGCGGCGGTATAGCAAAGAATCGTACCGGCGATATAGAAAGCGACCGGCAAGGCGTTCGGCGCGAGTGAAATCGACGGGATTTCGTCGCAAGCGAAAGCGGGGTTCAGTTTGTTGTAGGTGTAAGAGTGAACGAGAGGCATTTACTTAGATTCCTTTAGGGCTTGTTTGCCCAAGGTCGTAGCCGAAAGCAGTTCGGCGCGGCGTTCTGGCGTCAATCCGTCAGGTCGTGCCGGGTTAGCGGAAAAGGTCGACTGATTGCCTAGCACTTCTTTTTGAAGGTTCAGCACCGGGCGGGCGGCGACCATGTCGATAACCGCTTTCAGGATTCCAACCGAAGCCGATTCGCTGAACGCGACCGAGTCGGTAAATTCAGCGGCGGCGGCGTTGGAATACAGCGCGACCAAGGCGTCGCGCTCGGCGGGTACGGCTTTATCGGCGGCGATTGCACCGTCGGCGAAGACCGTCGCGGCGGCGGTAATTGCGGCGTCGTTGCTGAACTTGACGACGACGGTCGGTTCGACTGTCTTCGGTTCAGCGGTTGGCGAAGGGGTCGCGCCGAACTTCGCGGGGTCGACTTCGCCGGTCGCGATTGCGTCGCGTTCCGCCTCAGTCAAGCCCGAAAAGAACGCCGCCAGTTTTTGTAGGAAGTTCATCTTCTTTTTACCTGTACGTTCGGTTTCCGAATCGTCTTCTTTTTGATTCGCACTAAACGCGGCGATTAGCTCGGCGTCGGCGATTCTCGGGTTTAGGGTTAGCCCTATACCCGAAATTGTCTTTTTGGCGCGGTCGATAGCGACGGATACCTTAACCTTGCCGCCGGTCTTTTCGTGCAACCATTTCGGCATAGAATAAACGCCGAATAGTTCGGAACCCTTGCGAGTAATTTCGACTAGCTTGCCGAGTTGCCCGTTAAGAAGCCCGTTAACGTGTTCGTAGTCGCCATTAACCGGCGCGCCGAAAGCGGTAACCGCGTTTTCTAGGTCGGCGTCGGTTACGTTAATGCCCTTATCGGCGGAGTAGTCGCCCGCCTCGAAAATCTTGCCAGCGTAAAGAACCGCGTCGCCGTCTTCGTTGGTTGAATCAATCGAAAACGTCGCGCCATTAACGACCGGTTGGTATGTACGAACTTCGTCGACTTCGACCATTTCCGACAGCGTGACGTCGCCAGAATCGCCGAGGGTATACGCGACTCTGTACGACTTGTTTTCGCCCGAAGAATCGTCGCCGAAGATTGCATAATCGTCGAACATTTCGCGCACCCAAATACCCGAATAACCGTCGGGGCGTTTAGGTCGAACCGCGACAATCGCGTCGCGTACCTTTTCGCGTATAGCATCGAACGAAAGCATTTTCGGCATACTCCGACCGGTACGCGAAGTTCAGCTTTTAAGGAAAGCGTCGACGTCGGGGTCGTCGTCGTACTTGGTCGGCACGTCTGCCAAGGAACCCGGAACCCCGAAGGAACCGCAAGCGGCGGCGTACAGCCGGGTAAGGGCGCGGTACAGCGTCGCGCGGCGAGGGTCGTCGACCGGCGCGGCATTAAACCCGGCGGGTCGCAAGTCGCCGAGGCGTTCAGTCATAAGCGAAAGGAATTCGTCGACGTGTATCGTCGCCGTGTACGCAAAATCGGCGCATCGCCTTCGCTTAACTTTGGCGGTCGGGGCAAACCTTTCGAGGTCGCCGCGAATACGAGCGTACAAGAAAAGGCGCGACGGGTCTTCGGGGTCGGGTCGAACCTCGAATATCGTATCTTGCAAGCCAATCAGCAAACGTATAAACCTACTTCATTAGGGCGGCGTTATTGCCCGCCATTATTGCCAGTAATCAGGCGCGCACTTTCGGGCGGCGTCGTGTTAAATCGTTGTCCGAGGGCGTTCGACCGCTCCGCCTGTTTCAACTCGAAAAGCGTTCGCGGCTTTACGCCTTGCCCCCACTTCGCCGAGTTGGTTATATTCGTCATATCAGCAAGCGTCGCGCGCCCGTCTTTCCACATAGCGAAGCGACTCGCGCCTAGTTTCTCGCGCTGAACGTCTTCGCCTTGCGTTCTTAGCCACGCCTCGCCGTCGATTCTCGGGCGGTCTAAATACTTTACGACCGGTTGCAAGGTACAGCGGCAACCGGGGTGCGACCCGAAGATTTCGCCGGGTTCCAAAATCGTACCGTCGCGGGCGATACATAGAAAACACGTTCGGGCGTCGCGCGAAGATACGATTCGTTGCGCGACGACGACGTCGGAATTCGCCTTAAAATTTCGGGCTTGGGCGGTACGATAAACGCGAAGCGACTCGGTTCGCGCAATCAGTACGGCGCGCTTTTTGGGTAGCGGAACCAACCGGCGAAGGTCGCGCGCAATCTTTCGAGGATTGTCGCCCGCCGCGAAACCGGCGACCATTGTGCGGCGGAAATCGGCGACGGCGTCGGTTCCCATTTTCTTAAACAGGTTGATAAGCGGCGACCCGTTGGCAAGCGCGCCGACCATGTCGGTAATGGCTTCGGTCGGTAGCATGATAAACCCGCCAGAAACGCCCGAGGATTTGATAAGCGCGGTCGCGTGGCGGTTCGCCATGTTCGCGGCGGTTTCTTGCATTTCGACCGATTGCGCGTAAGCAACCGCCGAATACCGGTCGACCTGAACCAACGCTTCGGCTAAAAGTTGCGTCCATTCTTCGCGCTGATAAAACCAAGCGGGCGAAATGTCGATACCCGCCGCCTCGGCGGCTTTAAGTTTGGCTTCGACCGCGCGAAGTCGCTTCGTTATTTCCGCTTGGGCGATTTTGTAGGCGGCTACCATCTTGCGCGCCGCCTTCGTTTCGCCGCGCAGTAATTCCGCACGGTGCCGCGCGATTACGTCGTAAATCGACGCCTCGCCAACTTCGGCAAAGACGGCGACGCGACCGCCGTTAAACTGAATCGTTCGGTTAAAGATTTTTACGGCGGTCATATAGCCCCAACGAATAACCAGCGGCGTAGCCGAGAACAAAGAACACGAAGCAAAGAAACGCGACCCCGGCGGCGTTAATCACCGGCGACCGCCGCCGGGTCTAAGACTTTCGCCATATTGTCGGCGTTCATAGCGGCTTGGCGGTTACGGTCTTCGACTTCCATGCGAACCGCCTCGGCGTCAGCCTCGAAACCGAACCGCGCCCATATCGCGGGTAGGTGCGCGGTCATAATTACGCCCGATTGCATCGCCCGACTGATTGCGTCAAGTTCGCGCGCCCAGTCTTGTTGCTCCACCTGTTTAAGCGCGACGACCGGCGCGTACCGAAGCGCGTCTTCGCCGAAGTTGACGGAAACAAGTAGCCGCACAATGTCGCGGTAAATGACCGACGAAATCAGTTCTTTAAGGTAGGCGATACGAAGTTGGGTAATATCCTGCGCGACCGACGAACCGCCCTTATCGCCGCCCTTTCCTTCCATCGAAGCGCGCGAGGTTCCCATAATCGCGGTTACGATTTGTTTGTCGAAATAGTCGTAAGCATTGGTAAACGCTTCGCCGCCGCCTTCGCTATGAATAAGGTCGATTTCGGTACCGCCCTTAACGGCGAGAATCGACCCGCCGACAAAGACTTCTAAGGCGCGGTATAACGCCATTTCGGCGGTTATGAATATCGGCGTACCGTCGACGTTGGTCGCGACCGTGCCGTCGGCGTTCGTCTTGTTTACGAACCCTTGCGCGTCGCTTTCTGGCGTCTTTCCGACAATCGACGGCGTCGCGAATTGCCGAAGATACTTATAGTAGTCGGGCAAGATTTGCGACTTGATAAACCAAGCGTTATACGCCGGTCGAAGAATCGACGTACCGCGAGGGTCGCCGTTGTTCGGTCGGTGTTGGGCTAGGGCGAACTTCCAGCGGGGTAAGAAGTTCTTCGCGGTTTCCGGGTCGACGGTGCCAATCGCGCTAACATTTACCGGCGTTCCCGGCATAGCGGCAAGGATTCCATCGACGTTAAAGTTTTCGTCGACGACGAAGTTAATCAGCTTGAAATGCTTACCCTTGCACGACTTGAGAATAAGCCGACCCGAGTCTTCGCCGCGCCCCTTTTGAAGCGTGATTTCGGCGACCTTGTAACCGTAAATCAAACAGTCTAGTAACTCCGAAGCGACCGACGATTCGGAACCGTCGAACGCGCGCTTAACGAAGTCGCATACCTCGCGGGCGCGGTCGGCTTCGGCAACCTGCGCGGGTTCAGGTGCGGCGAATCCGTTCGGCGTTGCATACGCAGGAATAAACGTAACGCCTTCGGACAATACCGCCAACTGAATAGAATCGACCGCCGAGGCGACAACCGGGTCGGTAATCATTCGTTCATAAATCTCGCCGCCGAAGTCGCGCGTAATATCGTCGACGTAGGTCGGCAACGCCCGACGAATCGAAACCATCGCGGGCGACGACGTACCGCCCGCGATAAACTCGCGCTTCAAAACTTCGGTTTCTAACGGGCGCGGTTCGACATTTAGGGGCGTTTCTGCCATATCTTAACCGTTACGCGAAGTCGAAAAGCCCGCCGCACGAGGGTCGCAGTATTCCGGGTCTGCCATAAGCCGCGCCGTTAGGGTGTCTTTGTTATTCACTAGCCATAAATGCCGCGCGTGTAAATCGCACTCATTGACAGGCGAACACGCGGCGGCGGCGACCTCGGTCGGCTTATACATCATCGAACGCCAAAAGTTTGAAATCAAACCGTCGAGGTCGTTAAGGGTTACCCAACCATCGAACGCGGCGGGGCGGTTCAGTGCGACGGCGCAACTACCCGCGAACGGTTCGACGAAAGTGCCAATATCGGAACCAAGGCGCGACCAGATTAAATCAGCCGCTAAAGCCTTGCCACCAAACCAAGGAAACGGGGCGCGTATCATGCCGACCGATACGACTAACCCGCGCGAATGTTAGGGCGTTCGACCCCGCGACCGCCCGCGACGGGCGCGCTTGGCAAGACCTCGGGCGCGAGTAGTTGGAATGTCTGGAATAGCTTAGTAACGGCGTCGACTTGGTCGTCGTGTTTGCCGCGCGGGAACCGCTTACATTCTTCGATAAAGTCGTCGACCCAACCCGAACCGTCGTCGATTAAGTAAATCATATCTTGATTCAAAAACGGCGTCCAAGTTCGCGCGCCGACGACCTTATCGGCGACCGTTGGAAGTTCAATAATCGCGATACCTTGCATACCGGGAACCTTTCGCAAGTGTTGAGGCGTCGACGCTTGGAACCCGACGGCTTCGACGCCGACGCCGTGTACCCTCGCGCTTTTGGCACGTTGGGCAATCATAGTAACGCCTTCGGGGGCTTCGCACCGGCGGCGCGAATTCCTTTCGAGGTAATAGGCGCGGTTAACGCCGACGTACCCCGGTTGGGCGACCGTATAGTCGTTCGTCTGTTTCGTTTTAAGCGCGAGGTCGACGCCCATCGCCTTATACATCGGCGGCGCGGCTTGCTCAGGCGAAACGATAATAAATTTCGACGTGTCGATTACTACGCCCGATTGCTTTCGGGGGCGTTGTAGGAATTGCGCCCAATACGCATCTTCGTCTAATTGTTGTTCTAAAAGGTATTCGGGCGTAAGAATCAGCGGACAAAGATTTTCACCGACCGCGCGCTTATCCGGGTACAGCGTGACGCCCGCCGGTACGTTAAATGGTTCGTCTTGTTTAATGGCGTCTAGGGCTAGAATCGTCCATTGTTTCGCGTTCTTATGAGTCAGCAACCAACCGCAAAGGTCTTCGTCGTCTAAGCGTTGCATAACGACGACTATCGCCGCTTGTTTCTTAAAGAATCGGTTTTGACGGTTTAGCCAAGTTCGCGCCCACCACCGGCGAAACGTATCTTTTTTGGCGTCGCTTTCGAGGTCTTCCGCGCCCTTATGCGGGTCGTCGATAATACCAAGGTGAAACCGCTTACCGCGAATCGCACCGGCGAAACCCGCCGACCACATACCGCCGCCTTCGGGGGTTCGCCAAAACGACTTCGCTTTCGTCGAATCGTCGGTAACCCCGCCCGATTCTTCGTAGTAATCGCGGGCGTCGCCCGACAATCCTTCGGCGAGGTCGGCACCGTAGGAAACAAGCCCGACGGTACGCGCAGGATACCGGCGCAAGTAGTAAGCGGGTAGAAGCCGACTAATCGTTTCCGACTTGCCGGTTCCCGGCGGTACCCATATCATTACCCGCGTAAGTTCGCCGTCGGCGATTTTCTGCGCGACCTCGGCAAGGGTGTAATTGTGCGGGTGCCAGTCGAAAGAATCGTTCGCCGTCGGCACGAATTCGCGAAACGTGCCGACGTTCTTTTCTAGCCCCGACAAACTATTCGGGTCGGTTTTCTGTATTTCCTGCGCGAGTTGAGTCGCGAAACATTCCAATAATCCCGGTTGCGAGTTTTGCACGTTCTGACGAATCCTTTACGACTTCACTAATAAGGGCTTGTAAGCGGGCGACAAAAATCGTTAATTCCTGAACCGATACGAATTGTTTAGCCGCGACCAACCGCTTTAACTCCGATTCGGATAACTTGCGTTTTTGCTCGGTGTACGCCATGATTCGCCCGATTCGTTCATAGACGCCGTTACCGTTTTCGAGTGTTTCCTTTAGGGCGTAGTACGCGGCAAGCGCGTCGCGTAAACCTTCGGCTTCGCTATCCTTACCGCCGTCGTAAATGGCGAAAAGGGTACGGGCTTTTTTCCAAAGTTCGGCGGGCTTATCTTCGCCGAGGTTTTCACATTCTTCGCTAATTAAAGCGTCCATAAGGGCGACGTCTTCGCCGAGCGAAATAAGGTTCGTATCGTTTAAGCCGTCTTCGACCCGTTCCAATAGGCGGGCGGGCAGATACTTCGACCGTCGCCCGTGAATGATCGGGCGACCCGGCGACGCGCCGCCGTGTTGCTTGCATCGGTCGCGCCCGTCTAACGGTATCTTGTGGCAACATTCGCCCCGGTCGCGGTTCTGGCGTTGCGCCCCGCAAACGTGTAACCGATTCTTGCAAGCGCGGCAAACTTGGAAAGCCGCACCCGGCGGCGCGCCTTCGATGAAGGTATCGGTCGACTTGCACTTTCGGCACGGGCGACCGGTACGGGCGGGTATCGCGGGTTTCTTGACTGGCACCCGAACCGATACGGTAAAGAAAAACGCCCCGGCGCGAAACGTCGGGGCGAAACCATATTAAACCGTTCTTACTTATCGAAGAACGAACCGATAGCGTCGGCGAACGCCTCGGCAAGTTTGGCGAAAGCCGCCTTTACTTTGACGGGGTTCGACCCGAAGTTCGACGCCCATCGTTCCAGCGAATCGGCGCGAATCGTCGCCATACGAACGACGGCGTCGCGACCGAAAGTTCGATACGCCTCGAAAGCGTTGCCGACCAACGTGCCGAGCATATCGGTAATGCCGAATTGAGAAACCAGCGCGCCGACCAAGTCGCGTAAACCGAACTGATTCAGTACGCCGCCGAGAACCTTATGTAAACCTAACCGACCCAAAAGCCATTCCATAACGGTAACTCTTACGCGCTTCTCGCCGTCGGCACGTTGTAGACAGCCGTGCCGATAAGCCCGTCGAATTCATCCCATACATACGCCTCGGCGGAACGAATATTTCCGATATAGCCCTTACTAACGTGCCAGTCTTCGGGGGCGCATAGCGACGGCAAGATTCGCACGGTTACGCCCTTATTCTCGCCGACGCCTACCCAATTCGTCGCGCGGCGTTGGTGTAAATGCCCGACGTGCCATTCGCGAAAATCGGTTAACGCCCACAAGTCGGGCTTCTCGGTCGCCATGATAAGCGGCAAGTCGCCCGCCTTTTCTTTGTCGCCGTGAGTGAAGCCGAGTAACACGCGCCCGAAGCGGTAATACTTGCGAAGCGGCGGCGAATTGTCGATTTGCACCGTCGGGGTTTTGGAAAAGTACGCCGCCAAGACCTCGCCAAGCGCGAACACACTAAATGTATCGTGATTACCGGGGCATATCACGACGTCGACCGGGGCGACCAAAATAAGTCGTTCAATAACCGCCGTCATAAGTTGCCGAGCATCGCGGAACATTTTAAGGTGCCGACCGTCTGAACTTTGCGGCGTCCCGGCGGTCGTCTGATTCGACGCCGTATCGACGTTAATCAGGTCGTTACCGACGACTAGAAGAATACGGTCGGGTGAATAACTGGCGGTTTTATAAAGCAAGTCTTCGACCGCTTCCATATACAGCGCAACAGCGATTTTAGAATCGTAGTTCTCGCCGCACTCTTCGCCCCAAGCTAGTTTACCGATATGAAGGTCGGGTATCGAAAGTTCTAACAACCGTTCGCCGCCGCCGAACGGTAGCGTCGCGTTTACGACCCCGAGGCGCGGTAAGGCGTTCGCGCGCAGGTCGTCGATTAGGTCGCGAATGTCATCGAAGACGCCCTTCGCTTTCTTGGGAACCAACGAAGCCGAAACGCTGAACAACTGAACCCGTACCGTTTCCTTTTCTTTGTTCTTATGAAAACCCGCGTATGCCTTGCATTTCCAGCCCTTAACGTCCCATTCGTTAAGGTCGATTTCGCAGACGCGAACCAAGTCGGTAAGCGAACGAACTTCGTCGGTTAGGTTGGAAACTTCGACCGTCGCACCGTTACCAGTCGACTCGAAAACGCGGTCGGGATTCACTGGCGCGGGTATCGACGCCTCGCGGCTTGGCTTGCGCCCGCGCGTTAGTTTTGCGTATTTGAATCGCGCGGCGTGACCGCTTCGACCCGGCAAGAAATCACCGGCTAGATTAAACCAGTCTTCATGCGTTCGACATTCGCCGCCAATCCTTAGCAGTAAATCGACTTCGTTCTTCGTCCAAGATCGCGCGTATTGCAAGCTCATACCCGAACCTTTACGAAGGGTCGGGGCTTATGCCCCGACTTTATCTTCGACCGCTTTAAGGCGGGGTACCAAGTCGTCGCGCATCGTCGCAGTAAGTTCTTCGACACTGTGCGAAATAGCGCGCAAGCCCGAAAGGAATTCTTCGCGTTCGGTCGCGCGTTCGATACGGTCGGCGGCGCGTTCTTCGACGGCTTCGCGTTGCGTTCTTTCCAAGTGTTCGATAAACCGGTCGCTTACGTCTGCCTCGCGCTTCGCCGACGTTGCATCGCGGGCGGTCGACTTCTTAACCATCCAAACGGCAAGGGCGACAATCGTGCCGAAGATTGTAACCAGCGTACCGAGAAACGCGAAAGAATCCATACCCCAAGCCATTAGCCCGACCCCTTGCGCTTCGGCTTATTGTCCGCCGTGATTACCTTGGCACCGTCGACCGGTTCCGCATCGGGTTCGACGACGGGTTCGGCGTATCTCGCCTTTACTTCGTCGGTCGCCCCGATTTCGTCAAGAATCGCGGCGACGCTCATTCGGTCGGGGTTTGATTCGTCCCAATATTGGTACTTTGCGTCGGCGAAGTTTGGCACGATTAGCGCGCCGTGTTGGTCGATAAATGGTTTATTCATTAGCTTAAATCCTCGCGCAGAACCATAAAAGTACAGCCGGGGCGACCGAGGAAAAATGAAAGGTCGCGTTCGGTAATCGCTTGCCCGAGTCGCTTCGATTGACCCGACGAACAATCAATACCGGAAATCTTCGCGACTGAACCGTCGGTATTAAACGTCGACCCGGTTACAATCGCGGTATGACCTTGCCCCGCGCCCCTATCGGGATAGGCGACGATACAGCCCGGTACGGGTTTGTCGATTCGCATAAAGGCGCGCTTCGCGTTATTGGCGTCGAAACACATCGCCGAGGTTTCAACCCAAAAGGCGCGGGTCTTTTTCGGCTTGCGCGAAATTTCGATTACCCAAGCGACATACCCCGAACAATCGCACAGATTAAAGCCGGTACGCGAATCGAAGTCGGCGGGCGAACCTTGCGCCGGGTCGAAGCCGCCCTTACCGAGTTTATACCGAATACCTCGGTTAAGGGCGGAACGCGCGCGAACGACGCGCCCCGCTAATCTTTTTAGGTTTAACGTAACCATGCAAACCGGTACGCAATTAAGCGGCGGCGCGAACTTCGTCGATTTCTTCGTCGACTTCGACGCCGAACACTTCCGAGCGAACTTCTTTAATCGCGGCGAGGATTTCAGAAACCAGCGATTCGGCGACGCCGAGGTTCGCGGCTATTTCGGGTATCGCGTTGCCATACGCCAAGCCCTGTAATACCCCGTATTGTAAACCGGCGTAAGACTGAAAGACCCAAAGCAAAAGCCGTTCAGCCTCGGGGCTTGCCGGGTCGGGCGCAAGGGCGAAAAGCCTCGGCGCGTTCTCGGTATCGGCAAACAGTTCGCGAATATCGGCAAGGTTTTCGACCGATAGTTCGCCGGTTTCGTGCCGGTGTTCAGCGAACGCAAGAAACGACGCGACCAGGCGGCGCATACCCTTCGCCCCGGCGCGTTCCATCATTTCCTGCAAACTGAACCGCGAGGCGGCGGCGAGTTTAGCGACGGCGTCGCGGGCTTCGTCGCGTAGTTGCACAGTATCGGCGACCGACGCCGACGGGTCGGCAATCATGTCGGAAAGCGTACCGGCGTCGTCGAAGCCCGCCGGGTCGTCTAGCCCGTCCAAAAGGTGCGCGGGAATTTCCGAAACCTGATTTCGCGACCGGTAAAGGTCGACCAATTTGCGCCGAGTTAGCAACTTGATAAAGTTCTTAACCGACATATTCTTCGACGGGTCGAATTCGCGAACCGCTTTAAGCATCGCCGGTAAACACTCGGCGGCGCGGTCATCCCTATCCATACCGTCGATAGGGTATTCGCCCGCAATCGTCACGACTAGCCCGAAGTGTCTTCGATGAAAGTCGGCTTCGATTTCTTCTTTCATTGTCGGCGACGTGCGCGGTTCGTTGTACTTTTCGATTAGTTGGTTATCTGTAAAATGCTTCATTCGGTTTCGGTTCCTGTATTGGCGGCTTCGCGTCGGCGCAAGTCGTCCATAACTTCGCGACGGGCTTCGCGTTCGCGTTCCCGTGCGGCGTCTTCGGCTTGGCGGGCTTGTTTGACTATTTCGATTTCTTCGGAAACGTCGACGCCGCCGGTCGACAGCATCGCGACGAATCGCGCGGCGCAATCCGCCCCGAGGTCTTTCGCCATGCGCGCAACCCGTTCGCGCCGAACCTCGGGCGATAGCGGCGGCGACGGCAAGGCGTCGACGGTTTGCGGGTTCGGGTTTCGTTGCCCCGGCGGCAATAGGCGACCGTTAAGGATTCGGTCGGGCGGCGCGAGTACAGCGAAGCCGTAGCCGTCTAAACACTCGCGGTACCCGGCGACCGGGTTTCGGTAGTTGCGCGCCCGATAGTCGTCGATTACGCCGAGAACGTCGGCGGGCTTTATGACGAACTTGGTTCGCTTAACCGCTTCCAACGCCGCGAAATCCCATTCGGCGGCGTTTACCGCCTCGCCTTGCATGATTGCGGTAAAGGCGTCGATAAGGTCGGCGTCGACGTCTTTCGCAAGCCCGAGGCGTTCCCATACTAGCAACGTGCGCCCGACGGCTTGGCGTTCGACCATCATACGCCCAACTCCAACGCCCTATCGGCGACCGTCTTGCGGGCGGTTGCCTTGCGCGCGCCGCCGTTCATCTGCAAGCGAATCGCGTCGCGTTGCGTATAAACGCCTTGCCAACTCGCGCCGCCGTTCCAATTATTCGCGGCGTAAACATAAAGGTCGACCGTTTCCGACTCGCCGAACATTTCGATAAGCGAAAGAACCGCCGAGCCGTCTTTCAACCATCGCTTTACGTCAATAACAGTAACGGGCGACCCGTCCAGCTTTTCGCGCACAGCGTTAAGAACCCGTTCAACCTTCGGGTACGGGTCGTTCGGGTTCGGCGGCGGCTTCGGCGCGGCTTCTTTCGGTTCCGGGGTCGCCTTCGGCGTCTTTTTCTTCGCGGGCTTATCTTGTTTCGGTGCCTCGGGCGCATCGCCTTCGGGGCGATTACCCCAACGCTTCGCCGCCAATATACGCGCCTTTTCCGACCGTTCATTCTGCGCGGCGCGTACCGTTTCTAGGTTTTGGTTACGACGTTGCCCGTCGCCGTCGACCGGGAAAAACTGCGCGACCTCGCGCCATATCGCGGCGAATTCTTGAGGCGTCGACCCGACGAACCGCGAAAGGGTCGGTTCGTCGTCGGGTAATCCGCCGTTATCCCATTGGAAACAAAGAAGACGCATATACGCGCCTTGGGCGGAAAGTGTAAGCCCGTGTTTAACGGCGGTTAAAAGCCATTCGGAAACGTACAGCGGGAACCAAAAGTGTTTACCTTCGTTCATTCTTTACCGCCTTGCGTTGCGAGTCAGTTAAGAAAAGCGTCGGCGTTTCCGAATGAAGGTCGCGCCATGCGTAGGCGCGCAAACAAACGGCGTCGGCTTGGTTTTGGTCGCTGATTACTTCGCCGGTCGTCTTGGCGTATGATTTCGCGAATTCCATCGCGACCGGCTTCGGGTCGACCTTAACGCGGTTTCGACCGCCGCTACTGACGCCGAGTAGTTGCGACTGCCATGTTTGCGGGGCGACTTTGTCCAGAATCGCCACGCGACCGCGTCGACCGGCGACGATATATCTAAACCAGCAATTCGCGGCGGCGCGAACTTGCTCGGCACCATGCCCCGACCATGCCGGGTACTCAACTAAAACAAAAATTCGCGCACCCATTGGCGCGAAGCAAACGACGGCAAGCGGGTCGACTCGCGCAAGGTTTTCGATACCGTCGACAATTCCCGAAGCGTTTGCCGGTACCATCGGTTCGCCGTATCCGGGCGTCGGCAAGCGAACCGCCCAACCGCTTACCAACATAGCCGGGTCGATTCCGATAAGTACGTCGACGTTCGGGTCGTAGGGCTTACGCGCCATGTTCAAAAACCTCGGTTAAATCGCTCATATATTCCCTTTCGTTTTCTTTTGATTGTCTGATAATCAGATAGAACCAGATAGTAGATATACGGGGCGTACACTGTATTAGTGACAGTAAAAGTAGAAAAAGGAAGATTCGTACCGTAAAATAAAGGAATGACGCCGGGGCAAAAATTAAAACGGTTTCGGCTATTGGTCGGGGCGACACAAAAAGAATTCGACGCCGTCGTCGGCGCGAACATCGGTCGAACGCAGTCTTACGAGAAAAAGGGCGCGGTCGTAAAACTCCAACGCGATTACGTCGCGCGGCTTTTGGAGCATTACCGGGCGACGGTGCCAACGCTTTCGGTCGATTGGTTCTATACCGGCGTCGACGACTTGCCGCCGGGGTTCGACGCCCCGAAGTCGGCTTCGGGCGGGGTCTTTTCCTACCCGACGATTCAGGAAATACCCGGTCGACCCGCCGCGCTTACCGGTTCGTATGCGCCCGCCGAATCAGCGGCGAAGTATCCCGACGGTTCATATTGGGCGGTCGTCGCCGACAATGAACGCGCGCCGCACCTAAGACGCGGCGACGCCGTTCTAGTCGTGCCAGAATCGACACTTCAACCCGGTACCCTTTACATCGCCTCGGGCGACGTCGTCGACGCTTACGAAGCGAAGCGGGTCGGCGGCGAAATGACGCTTTCGACGCTATTCGACGGGCAATCCGCACCGGGTACAGCGACGGGCAAAATCTGCGAACTTAAACGGTCGGTCGGCGGCGGCGTTATCGTCTTTCGTTGCGAAACCGGGCTTTCGGTCGAAATGCTCGGCGGGTTCTGAAAGTTTCTTTTTTCTGATTTCTTTCTACTTTTAAGATAGTTTCGGCGTATACATATTAGGCGAACACGATTCGCACGGTATACGAAATGAGAAACACAAACCTAGCCAAAACTAGCCGAGGCGGTCAGTAATGGCGATTGAAATTAAAAAGGCGTCGCGTTCGCGGGTACGCCTCAAGATTGGTATTAACGGTACGCCAGGTTCGGGCAAGTCGTACAGCGCGTTAAAGATTGCGCGGGGGCTTATCGGCAAAGACGGCAAACTCGGCGCAATCGACAGCGAAAACGGTTCACTATCGTTGTACGCGCACGTTACCGACTTCGACGTTTACGACCTAGACGACTTTGCGCCAGAAAAGTACGTCGAAGCGATTCACGCTTTCGAGGCGGCGGGTTACGACGCGCTTATTATTGACTCGGGTTCCCATGCTTGGAAGTACATCCTAGACCAAAAAGCGGCGTTAGACGCTCGGGGCGGTAATAACTTCACTAACTGGAAAATACCCAAGGAAAGGTACGCCAAACTAACGACCGCCGTACTACAGTCGAATATGCACATTATTTACTGTATGCGTTCAAATACTGAATTCGTACAAGCCGAAACCGGTCGCGGATACGTTAAAGCCGGTACGAAGTCCATCGCCGAACCTGATAGCGAATACGAATTTACGGTCGTGTTTAGTATGGGTATGGATCATAGGGCGTTAGCGGGTATCGACGGGCAAGGTAAAGACCGAACCGGGATTTTCGCCAATAAGGGCGCGTTCGTTCCCGACGAATCGACCGGGCAATTACTCGCCGCTTGGCTAGACAGCGCGACGAATCAAGCGTATGTCGCGCCGTCGGCGGCAACCGTAGCCCCTACGCCGCCGCCCGCACCTGCGACCGCCACGGCGTCGCCGACAGCGGCGTACTTGCGCGATACGATGCAACTAGACCGCGACGGGCTTACCGCTTACCGTGAAAGGTGTACGGGTAACGGCTTCGACTCAAAAGACGTTACGCCCGTTCTTATGGCAGTCGGTACGCAGGAAATCGAAGGCGCGTTTCGCATGGTCGCGATTATGGTCGGCTTGCGCGATATGGGAATTAGCCCCGACGTCGATAGCGTCGTCGCGTTCCTGAACGCCGTACCCGAAAAGGTCGACGCGCTTAACGTCTTAGACCAAGCCGCGAAATTTGCGGTCGCCGCTAACATCGCCGACCTAGTCGAATACGCGAAGACGTTCGACGAAGCCCCGGCGGTCGACGAAAAGAAGACGAAGGCGAAGCAAACCAAGCCCGCCGAGGCGGCGGCGTGAAGAACCGAACGCCGTTAAAAGACCGGCTACTTTTGACGATTCCCCAAGTTCAGCAACTTACCGGCGTATCACGGGCAACCGTGACGCGCCGGGTCGCCTCGGGCGATTACCGAACGATGCAAGAGGGTAAGCGGGTGCGAATCGTAACCGCTTCAATCCTCGAAACCATCGACCGCGAAACGAAAGCAACCCGCGAAGCCGTAGGGCTTGCCAGTTAAAACCATGAGTACAGAAACACTAGAACCAACCATCGACGACGCATCGACCCCGCTACCCGTAGGGCTTCAAGTTCATTCAGGATTGAAAACCCGCGAAGAATACGACGGTCGCCTTATCACTGAGGACGGCGAGGTAATCGAAACACCCGCCGAATTCTTGCCCGTCATTCGTGACGAAAAGCCGCCCGACGAAGGGTTCGTTAAATGGGTTCTACGTCGACTTACCGAGGCGCAAGCCCAAGCGGTCGCCGCCGAAGCCGTCGCCGAATCAGCCGAAGCGGTTATTGTCGACCTTCAAAACGCCGCTGTCGCCAAGCTGAACGAAAACCCCGAGTACGTCGAAGCTATGGCGCGCCACGACCACGCCCAACGGTGCGCGGTTAAATCGTATGCCGTACTCAAGCGGCTACAGTTCTATACCCCTATGCTTCAACGATTCGCCGAGACAATGACGGCGGGCAAAAAGTCGCGTACATGGGATTCGCCCTTCGGGTCGATTAAACTTCGGTCGAAGCCCGGTCGCCTCAAGATTCGCGACGAAGCGGCGGCGGTTGCGTTCGCCCGTAAGTTCGGTATCGACGACGCGGTTAAGGTTACCGAGGCGTTCCAAGTTTCGCAAGTTTCCGACGATTGGAAGAAAACGATTTTCGACCAACTTGCGCGAGGTCGCGACGGCGACGAATTGGGAATTACTGCAATCTTTGAACGAACGCCCGACGAAACTTCGGTCGAAATCGTTACCGGCGTAAAGGTGAAGGCATGAGTCTAAACAGAGTTACGGCGGTCGGGCGATTGGTGCGCGACCCCGAAATGAGAACGACGACGACCGGTAAAAGCGTAGTATCGTTTACGATTGCGGTACAGAAACGGATTAAGCCGAGCAACGGCGACCCCGACGCCGACTTTTTCCGGGTAACGGCTTGGGGGCAAACCGCCGAGTTTGTTAACACCTACCTAACGAAAGGGCGACTGATTTCGATAGACGGGCGACTAGAATCGCGCAAGTTTACAGACAGCGCTGGCAATAACCGCGAGGTCGTCGAAATCGTAGCCGATAACGTGAGCGGATTGGATAAGCCGCGCGACGACGACGGCGGGGGTTCAACCGCGCCGCGCGCCGCAAGCAACGCCGCGCCGCAACCCGCCGCCGACGAATACGACCCCTTTCAAGATGAATGAGGGAAATACCGTTAGCCAATAACCGAGGGGTCGTCATAGTTGACGACCATTGGTTTCCGATTCTATCCCGGCATAAATGGCATTTAACGTGCCGGGGTTACGCCGAAAGGTCGATAAAGCCGGGGTTCGGTATTATGATGCACCGCGTTATAAACATGACCCCGACCGAATTGCAAGTCGACCATATTAACGGTAACAAGTTGGATAATCGCGAATCGAATCTTCGACCTTGCGAGAACCGCGAGAACGCAAGAAATCGCGCCCGAAAAAAGCCGACGAAAAGCGGGTTTAAGGGCGTTTCGATTCGACCGAACGGCAAGTTTCAAGCCGAGATAACTACCGACGGGCGAAAGCTATACCTCGGGGTTTTCGATACTGCAATCGAAGCGGCGCGCGTGTACGACGCCGCCGCGAAATCGGTACACGGCGCGTATTCGCTCGGCAACTTCAAAAAAGCCGCCTAGACGAATAAGTCGACCGAAACGATTCAGTAAAAACACTAAAGCCCCCGGTATACGGGGGCTTTTTGGTACAAGTGTCTACGCTTTTCTGTACCGGTATGATATGCTAAACCCCGGCGGGTAACGAAGAGTTACACGCAGGAACCTTATGATATTACACAATGGACAGTTCCCGCCGAAGGAACACCCCGACCCCGGTACGCTAGTCGTTACCGTCACATTTACCAGACTTTCGCCCGGTTCTGATTCTTTCCAGATAACAGAAACCAAAATCGAAAAGGGGAATAATGAGAATAGCGGGCGAAGGGCGATACTTTAAGGATAAGAACGGTTACTTCGCTTGGCGGCTACGCGTCGACGGGCGCGAGATAACCCGGAAAGCCAAGACGCAGAAAGAACTAAAGGCGAAGGTCGCCGTCGTTCTGCGCGAGGTCGACGACGGCGCGCCGCCGACCGAAGCAACGGTCGCCCAATTCTTCGACGATTGGCTTACGACGGCGGTACAGCCGTCGCGGGCGCGTAAGACGTTCGTCGGCTATGAATCGGCGGTACGGCTTTATATCGCCCCGACGATTGGCGGCGTTCGCCTTCGCGACCTAACCTTTCGGGATTGTCAAAAGTGTATACGGTTGGCAGACTCGCGCGGGCTTGGCGGGCATACGGCGGCGAAGATTCGTACCGTTCTACGCCGCGCGCTCGGCGTCGCCGTTCGCCGGGGCTTGATTCGGTCGAACCCGGTCGACGGCACCGAACCGGCGAGGATTGTCGCCCGCGAGGTCGCAACGCCGTCGCCCGCCGAAGTCGCCGCCATTATTGCCGAGGCAACCCGCACCCGCGAGTTATTGACGCGCCCCGGCGAGTTTGCCCCGGCACATCGGTACGGCGCGGTCGCCGTCGTCTTGGCGTGTACCGGCTTGCGGATTTCCGAGGCGTTAGGGCTTGCCGACGACGACGCGGGCGACGCGCTGAACGTGCGGCGGCAATTAGAACACGACGGCGACGTTTGGCGGTTCGTTCCGCTGAAAACCCGCCGGTCGAAACGGGTCGTACCGCTTAACGACCAAGCCCGCGACGCCCTTACGGCTTGGCGGGCGGTACGCGACGACGACGCCCTTCGCGCCGGTGCCGATTGGCAGAAACACGGGCTACTATTCACGACCCGGAACGGCGAACCGTTGCACCCGCGAAACGTACAAAGAACATTCGACGCGATTCTTTCGGCGGCGGGGCTTCGCCATTACGGCTTACACGCGCTTCGTAGGGCGTTCGGGTCGACGCTTGCCGCGCAAGGGGTACCGATTCACGTCGTCGCCGCCCTTATGGGGCATAGCGACGTAAAGACGACCTTAACCTTTTATACGACGCCGTTCGCCGAGGATAGCGCGAAAGCTATCGGGGGTTTGCGCTTCTAATTCTTTCTACTTTTCGGGAACCGTAAGCGTATATCTAGTATGCGCGTCGCCAACAAAGAAGAAATGAGTCGTCTTTACCATGACGGGAAATTCGGCAACCATATCGCCACGTTCCCGAGTCTTTCGGCGTACTATCGGGCGATTTATTGCGACCCGATAACGCTTCGATACCGAGGCGAATCGGGCGGTAAATTCTGCGCGTACAATGTCGCCCCCGAAGCGGTTCAGCCGACGGTGCGGGCTTGGGTTCGGCAAGGTGCCGACCCGGCGAAGATTTACGCTAACGGTTATATCGAATCGGAGTTAATCACGTTTCAAGCCGAGATACAGCACGGGTACCGAGGCTACGATATTCGGTATTCGACCGCCGCCTTACCTATGCGCGAGGCGTTGGCGTTCGACCAAGAACACGCGCACGGGCTTCGCGCGCTTGCGATTCTTCGTTACTACCTATGCCCTAACAGCTTCGCAGACTTAGAAGCCCTTTTCGACACTTACCCCGACTCGGTCGTCGAAACGACGACGGTTCGCGGGAACATTGGAGTAATCCCGCATCGGAATACAGTTTTTTGGGAAGTGAGAAATTACTAACCGCTTCCTATCGTTGGATTTTGAAACGTCGACCGACGACCCGAAGACCGGGTTCGCGTGTTCTATCGGCGTCGCGCTTTTTGAAGGCGATAAGCCCGTCGCGACGTTCGGCGACGTGCTAAAGCCGCCGGTCGACAAAGACGGTAATTTACTGCGCGCCTACGACCCCGAAGCGTTAGCGATTGGCGGCTTCGACATAGACACGCTTTTACGGGTCGGTACGCCGTTGGCGGCGTCTATCTGGCGGCTTCATTCTTGGGCGTTGCAACACGAAGCGCGCGACCTTATGATTACCGCCTATAACGCGCCGTTCGACTTCGCGTATTACGGCGTCTATTTGCGATACGGGTACGCCAACGTCGGCGAGAAATGGACACGCCCGAAACCGCCGTTTCGCGGGGCTTGGGTAGATACCCGCCTACTCGCGCAGGATTCACTAGACGAAGTGAAGTCGCTTACCCTTTCCAGTGTCGCCGCCGAGTGTGGATTACCGCCGCAAGGGTCGAAACACGACGCGACCGAAGACGCGATTCTTAACGGGCGGGTTTTCAATACCCTCGCGAAATGGGCGGGGTACCAACCGGGGTTACCCGTTTTCGGCGACCCCGAAGAATTCGACATTTACCGGGATTTCTAACCGGGATTGTGGAGCCGATAAGGGGAGTCGAACCCCTGACCTACTCTTTACGAATTATACCAAAAGGTGCGCGAACGTGTCGATTCGCCAGAAATAAGTAAAAGCCCGCCGGAAACTTGGCGGGCTTTAATGTTTAATCAGATTTGCGCGGGGTACGCGCCGGGGTACTAGACCGACTTCGCGCCCTCGAATTCCGGCAAGGTTAAAAGCGCATCATAGAACACGCCCCGAAAGTCGTCGTCGCGTTCTTCCATCGCGCCAATTTCGCCAAGGTCATAAACATCGCATCGGAGCGGGTCGTACCCGTTAGCGCGCGCTTGGTGGTTAGCGTATAGCGCGATTTCGACCCGCGCCGTCGCGCCGTCGGAGTAGTCAGCGATAATCTGGCGTATGCGAACGTAATTCGCGACGACGCCGGTCGGTAAGGTTGTTTCGATTTCTAATGCCATGTTATCCTATAATTAACCAGTTCGCGCCGTCAGATACGACGACCCATGTATTCCACTGAGTCGCGGACGAAATAGACGTCGCGCCGTCGATAGTTTGCGCCGAGGTCGTTGCGACCGTGAGCGTATTCGCATCGGCGGAAACCTTTTTAATCGTGTAGGTTTGACCGCTTCGACCTACAGCCGTCGGCAAGGTTAAAGTAAACCCGGCGGTCGTAGTGTCGCCAAGAATAACCGAATCGTCGTTCGTTAACGTGTACGTCGTCGTTTTTGTTGAGATTGCAGAAACTACGCCGGTCGACGAAATTCGCCCGGTTACAACTACTTCGCCGTCGAATCGGCTTCGTCCAGAATCAACCCACAACGCCCAAGTATTAACTATGGTCTGATTGGTGCCTTGAACTGGCGCGCCTTCAATGTAAACGGTCGCCGCGTCGGTCGTCGTCGTTCCCGCGTTGGTTGCCGCCAGTGTCGGAACATGAAACGAGTTGAAAACGGCGGTCGCGTATGTACCCGCCGCTGAACTATTGGTGCGGGTACCCGCGCGACTCCTGAAAAATGCGCCTTCGATTAACCAGGACGTTTGCGACTTTGCGCCGTTGGACAGCGTTAGGCAAGACGCCTGATTCGACGCACCTCCGTTTAGGGTTAAGTTCCGAAACGTATTATCAGCCGAACCGGCGGAAATGGTTCCATCGCCGCCGATTAGAAACAGACTCGCACCGTTCAGGGAGCTATAGACTTGTAAAATGTTTTGTTCGCCATTACCGTAACCTACGGCGGATATAATCGCGCTTGCGCCTGAACCGCCGCCGACGACCGTGTTCAATATTGCTTGGTTTGTCGCCGACGGGGCAATAAATAAGCCGGTCGTATACATTGCCGGGTTAGCGTTGGCGGGCAAGTTGCTTGCCGACGGCGCGCGCGTAAACCTGAAATTCGGGGCAACTGTATAAGCGGTACTTACCGTCGCGCGAATCCAATACGCCGACACCCCGTTAATAGATGTCTTACTTGTCGCGGTTATCGGTATTGTGATATTTCCGCTATCGCTTGTTAAGTTATTGCCGGTAAT